CGATCTTGCTCGCCATAACTCACCTAGAAATAGAATGGCCCCCGAAGGGGCCGGGTAAGACTTATGCAGTCTTGTCGTACTGGACCTTAACCAAACCACCTTCGTCACGTACAACAGAGCCAGCCTTGAGCATACCGTTAGTAAGCCAAGAGGTTTTCTGTGCGACGTAGTTGATTTCAGTCTTCATGTCGATACCGACAGCAAGGCCAACTGATGGACGCTGGAAGAACCAAGAGTCAACGATGTTAGACGCTTCAGTTAGACCGCCTTCGGCACGGGTCTCAAGGATGATGAACTGGAAGCCAACAAGAGTGTTGATCTCACCAGATACAAGAGCCTTGATAGCCTGATAGTCACCAGAAGTTGCCTTCTCGTCGTTCAACAGACCGCCCAAACCACCAGCTTCGATAACAGCGAAAAGTTCAGTGTTTGGAACACCTTGATCACGCAACTCAACCTGCGCTGAGTTTACCTTAGCGATAGTTAAGTTAGTGCCACCAGCGGCAACAGCAGTTGTCAGTGGAGTAGAAGCGTCCATTGCATCAATAACGAGCTGATCACAACGACGACCCAAAGCGCCAGCGATTGTAGTCGCCAACTCTTGCTTCTCGTCAAAGTTTACGTCTTGCGCGTCAAAGATGTCTGTGTACTCAGGCGCGTTCCAGTTTGCGAGAGTCGCAGTCTTGAACTCGTGCCCTACGTCCATTGGATCAACATCAGCAGAGCTAGTCTTCTGGTTAGCAAGACCTTTGCCCATACGACGGAATTTGTAGGTATCACCTACGACGTTGTTTCGGAGTGTGACAGCGTTTTTGAGCAAGCCAGCGTTCGCGTAAGCGTGCTTCACCATGCTGTCAAATTCAGTTACCGCTACTGCGGAGAGATTAATTGACATGATTCAGTCTCCTCTATGTCAAATGTATAACAATGATTAAGAGGTTTTGGACTGAGTACCCGGCAGTCGGTCAGTCGTTCAACCTAAAACTACCGGGCCTTGTGAAAGGGGTATCCGATCTCGCTATGATACCACACAAATTACGTTAGCCAACAATACGCTCGTATGGCTTATCACCGCCAAACTCTTTCATCATGCGCTGGATCTTACGCTCATGGTTGGGATCGACTGCGCGGAGCATCTGACCGCTCTCGTGCTTCTTGAACATCTCAGCTTCAATGTCACCCCATGTAATCCCACCGGGTTGAATGTAGCCATCAATCGGCAACTTAGCAGGTGCAGTGGACTTGATCAGCGCCTCGATCAGTTGAACCGACTCAGCACTGTTTACAGCGTAACGAAGTTCCTCGTATGTATCGCCATCGAGGTTGTTCTTCATGTACTGCTCGACAACCTTGATACGCTCAACAGCGTTATCGCCTAGCTTTGCTATCTCAGTCTCGATTGAGACCTCTTCAATGGCTTGTTCTTGTGCTGTCAGTAGCTCCCACGCCTCATTCATAGCGGCCTGAGACATGTTTTGCTTGGTGCCAAACTCAACCAGCTCGCCCCACAACGCATCATCAGACTCGACACCTTCCGCTAGTGAATAGCCGTCCTTTGGTGCGCCAGTGAATCCGCCGAACTTCTTCTCTAGCTCGGTGTATGCCTTGGCTTGCTCTGCAATTGACTTGTATTTGTCGGCTTTGTACCACTCGGGTTGATCGCCTACGCCCTTGATTCCCTCACTCAGAAAGAATTCGCCTTCACTTAATGTAGGTTCAGCGGCATCTACTAATGATGTCAGGGTGTCGTTACTTTCTACGGCCTGTTCGTCCATGATTATCTCCAAGGATAGTTAATGATCGCCCTCTTAGGGCTTATGGGTTGGTGTTTCATTAGGATAACTTCCAGCCTCCGCTTGCCATTGATCAGGGCTAAGTTGTTGACATCAATCCAGTCAACATGAAGCCCGTCCTTATAGCACCGGAATGCACGGAATTTGTGGATATACTCGAACTTTTCGAAGCCATACCGCTCATGTAACGGCTTGAGCCAATCAAGTTCGCACCCAATCTTTTCAAGGTGATCCGTTTGCTCGCATACAACCTCATACTTGGGCTTTGCTTTGCGCGTTCGCTTCTTCGGTTCTTCGCTCATTGTCTCTCCGCTTGCTGTATGTAGTGGATGATCATGCGAATAACACCCGCTTCGCCATTGTGATACGCCGCTTCATACGCGACGTTCTGGCTAGATAGGGCTGTTGCATTGTCGAATAGAAAGCGACGCGTGAGATCCTCCAAGACCTTCTGCCCGTCTTCAGTATTGAAGCACCGGGCATAGGCTTTGGTCATTTGGGAGATCTGTTCTTGTGCTTTGGCTTTCTGTTTCTTGGCGTCCGGGCTTGCGCCCTCAATTGTGTCCCAAGTCATTCAGCTTCCATTGGTGGTTGTTGTTGTTCCATCATCTTGACCTGTGCGCCAGCTTGGATGATCTGCTGTTTCTCCATATCAGATCGCACTAAGTCTGACGGCATTCCCGTCTTGTTCGCCGCCCACGTACCGAAGTCCTCGATCTTATAGGCGATCTGCACTTGCTCGGGGCCAGACGTGCCCAATACGAACTGAACGGCTTGCTGAACGGCTAATAGATCCTCGCCATCCTGCGCCCGTGCTAGTGGAGAAGTGAACTTGATCTGCACATCACGTCCATCTAGCTCGATAGGGACGATCAATCCGCGCCTAGTTAGGATAGCGACGACACGCTTGAGTATTGGTACGAGTATCTCGGTCTGAAGTCGCCCAAAGGCCGACCCGATCCGTTTTGCAAGCTCTCGGGATTCAATAGCAACCTCAGTGGCGCTACGAACAGGACCAGCAGGATCACGCAGATCGTTGAACATTGCCAACTTGATAGCGTTCTGAAGCTCCACGATTTCGAATTGCGCGAGAGCAAGGTTCGATCCTGTATCGAGACGTTGAATAGAAGGGTTGTTGGTGTTGTTTGATCCGACTGGGATCACGACACCCGGTGCAATGACCATATTGTACGGGTTTGTCACACCGTCGTCAGTAGCTGTGTACATACCAGCAAGGTCGATTGCGGCTTTCTGCAAGACAAACTCTTTAGCTTTGTTCAATGAGCGTACATCGGGAAGTGATTGCATAGCTGGGCCGCGACCACGGACCTCTCCAGCTACCTTTGTGTAGCGACCAGTAACCCATGGGCTTGATTGACCGAAGTCTTGAGTCCACGAGAAGCGGTTCTCTTCTGCTACCCATAGGCATCCGTAATACTTCTTGTCTTTAGGGTCATAGATGACGCCTTCAGATACACGGACTTCACTGTTTGGGCTGTTCTCGATCATGTTGCGGATCTTCTGTGACGCCTCAAAGCCTCGCCACATACGCTCTAGCAACCGAGCCTTAACCTCAAACCGTCGCCAATGCGTCTCAACGCCGCCATACGGACCTTCTTCAAACGCAATGCCCTTCTGTGGGATCGTGTTGAAGCAAATAGGGTTGGTCTCATCGTCCGTCTCTTCAATCTTCATGGTGGCAGTGCCTACCAATAGATCGAGTGCGGCCTCATAAAACTGCGTATGGAAGTTGGATCGGTTGATATAGTCGAATACTAGCTCACATTGCTGGTCTAGGTTCGCCCGGATGTCCTCTTCAGACACATCGAACTGACCTGATTCGAGCAATCGAATGATCTCATCGGTCGGCTGGAAGGTAGCCCAACGCGACATGATCGGAGCAATGTTCTCTTGTAGCTTGCTTGCGCCCTGCTGGATAGCTGTCAACGCAGTCGAGTCAAAGATGCGGTCCATCTTCTTCTGGCCTGTGTTCTCAGTGTCGAACAGGTTCCGTTGAGGTAGGAAATATTCATACACATCTTGCAATTGGTCGTGCCACATTGCCTGAGTGCTGAATGCTTTTTGCTCTCGTTCCTTAATATCTTGGATCGAGCCTAGATGCGGGGGCAAGCTCATAAGATTACCTACTTAAATTGGACGTTCATGCCGCCATACGGACCTGTTGGAGTGCCGCCAGCACGACGTGGGCCAGCCGCTCCGCCACCCATGCCTAGCATAGTACGAGCCGGGGCCGCACCAGCACGACCGCCAGCCGCTTCAGCACGACTGCGAGGTACACCGCCTAACAATGACTTGGTTCCTAGCTTACCGCGAGCCATTGCACGGAAGCGCTCTTCCTGCTCTCGAATCTCTTCATCCAATGCCGCCGCTTGACGACGCTCAACAGCAATTTGCTGTGCTGTGGGCTTAGGTGCCTTTGG